ATGAAACGCTATGCGACGGATGAGGACAAGTTCCATTACCAGGAATTGACCGGCGGGAATTTCGACGACGATTTTGCGGGGGATGGAACGGACATCCAGCCTGTTGCTGATCCCTCTGTAGTTACCAAGATGCAGAAAATCTCCCGCATTCAAACTCTTATCCAGATGGCCGAAAGCCCGGTGGGACAGGCCGCTGGCATGACACAGGCCAAGTCTGCACAGGCCCTCATCCTGGATGCTCTGGATGTGATGGATATCGATCGGCCCGAAAGGTTCATTGCCGATGTGCCACCGAACCCCATTCAAACGGGCATGGCCCAAGCGCAGATCCAGGAAAAGCAAGCCGCAAGCCAGCTTAAGATGGCTCAAGCCGTCAAGGCAAAAGCGGAAGGCACGTTGAACCACGCCAGAACCTTGAGAGAGGTCGGCCTGGCCGCCGTTGATACCCATGAGCTTCACGGAAAATCCGAGGAGCTATTAAACGGGGGCTTAATGACCCCTATGGAAGGAGCGAACAATGCCACCCAACCGCCAAGCGCGGCCATCACCTGATGAGAGGTTCAAGGACGCCGTTCCTGAACCGACAGCCTTCACTTTCGTACCGACCTACGATGAGTTTGCAGCATGGTGCCGCCACCCGGTAACGGGTTATGTGGCAACGGCCATGAACGAAATTGCCGATCGGTACCAGAAAGAATGGGCTCAACTAAGCTGGGACCAAGGAACCTGCGATCCCCTTATTCTCACCCGGTACAAGGCATTTGCCGAAGCCTACCGTTCCTTCTCACTTTCCAAGAGAGACGATTATGTCAACATCCTTCAAGCCTAAGGGCCTGACCTCTCCCCTGCCGCAAGCCCCCAGAGGCATTGTCGGCATTCCGACGCTTGGCAAGATCGGGGACGTGTCCCTGACGTCTGTTCCCCTGCTTGATGATTGTCATCCAGGGTTCAAGCCGACCGAATACAATGTGGTCATTGCCCCCGCTGAAATGGCGGCAAAGGTTGGTTCCATCCATATTGCAGACGAAACCCGTGAACGGATGAGTGATGCTCAACAGGTGGGTCGCATCATCCGCGTCTCTCCAGTTGCTTTCAACTATGACCGCTGGCCCGATGGCTCCGCACCTCCCCAGGTCGGAGACATCGTGTGGTTTGCCCGGTATGCCGGTGCGACCTTTGAAGGACAGGATGGTCGCACCTACCGCATCGTCAAGGACAAGGACATTTCCGGTATCATCGAGGAGGTGACCCATGCCCCGTCCTGATCGGTATCGTGCCCGCGAAACAGGTATGAAGGTGGGCGATGAGGCACAAGATGTTGTGTCGCCAGTACAAGAGCCGCTTGACGACGAAGAGAGTTCAAGTCAATCATCCAAAAGAGGTCCGATTGCACAAAGCGAATTGGATGTTGCCCGATCCGTCGCAAGGCGAATGGGATGGGTCCCTCTAGAGGAATGGACGCGAGAACCCTCAAGTTGGGTTGAGGCGGATGAGTTCCTCGATACCACCACCAAAAAGATCGACAACCTGAAAGACCGTCTCAAGCGGACGGGTCAGGCCGCAGATGCCGCGATCGAAGAAGCGCGTCGTCGTGCGAGAGAAGAGGCCGAAATTCAGTTGCGTCAAGCGGCTCGGACCGGAAATGAGGAACTGGCTGTTCAAGCTGCCCGACAGGTGGCTCAGAATGCAGGACCTGATCCCCGGACGGTAGCCTGGATAGGCCGCAACAGTTGGTTCAATGAAGACCCCGCCGCCCGCATGGTGGCCGCTGCGATCTGCGATCAGGAGGCAGCCAAGGGTGCCAGCATTGAGGACCAGTTGGAGCAAGCCGAGGCCGAGGTGAGGCGACGTTTTCCAGAGCATTTCTCGGTCACGGACCGGGAGGAACCGGAGATGCGTCGCTTGAGCGAGATCCGCAAACCTCCGAGCGTTCAGCCCGGGAACCGTGGGACGCCGCCGAGGTCATCGAAGTCCAATGGATGGAATGACATTCCGTCCGGTGACCGGGTGCAGTTGAGCAAGTTCGTCAAGAAGATGGCGACACACAATCTGTCTGAAGCGGACGCGCAAGCCAGACTTGCAGCGTCCTATTGGGCAAACAAGGGTGATGAACGATGAGTACGGTGCCTGAATTTAATCCCGAACGCGGCCCGGTTGACCGTGCCGATCAGGTGGCCGCAACCCGTCGTCGCCGTCGTGGCGGTAATCTCAACCGCATGGCTCAATTCAAGCTTGATATCTTTGAGCCCGACCAGCTTGATCTGGAAAACTTCGTTTACCGTTGGGTGAATGACGAAGACGGTCGTATGCGTATGGCGACCCATAGCGACGACTATGATCATGTGGGGGCCGGTGAGATCAAGGGCTTCGACAGCGGCACCACCGACAGCGAGAGCGCAGAGCGTATCCGTATGCTGACGGGCCGCGACAAGAATGGCAACCCGATCTATTCCTACCTCCTCAAGAAGCCTCGGGCCTATTTTGAGGAAGACCAGGAAAAGGCGGTCCAGTTCCGCGAGGACATGATGCGAGGCATCGTCTACAACGGGGACGTGGAAAGCCTTGAGGGCAAAGCCGCCAATTTGGCTGGCAATGCGTACGTCCCTAAAACCCAAGTCTCCATAGGCGGCGCTGCCCAGCGTCGTCGTGGTCCCCTTCCGCGCAAGAAATAGGAGCCTCAAGGTGGCGAATAACCTTAATACTCCCTACGGTCTTCAGGTCACTCGTCGCCTTGACGCCGCAAAGTGGGGCGACAGCCTCCGGACTTATTACGTCCCGCAAGCCCAAACCAATGCCATCTATGTTGGCGACCCGGTGGTGAAACTCGCCGGTACCGGTCTGAACGGCGTCAATGGCGTCGATCTGGCTTCTGCCGGTTATTCCGGAACCACGGTCGGCAATCCCATCACCGGGGTGGTCTGTGGCTTCGTGGGCGTCCTTCCCGCTGGTGCTACCAATCAGCAGCCGGGTCTTTGGGGTCTGGCCGGTTCGCCGGGTCCGCTCTATCGCCCGGCCTCCACCCCCTACGACTGGTATGTCCTGGTCAATGATGACTTTGAAAGCCAGTGGCAGATCCAGGTGGACAGCACCAACGTCATTGCTGAAACCAGCATCGGCAAGTCCACCACCCTTGTTGCGGGTGCGGGCAACCCCTATACCGGCTGGTCTGGTTGGACGCTGAGTTCGGCAAACGTCGGTGCCAACCAGGGTCAGGTGAACATCATTGGTCTGGTGCAACAGCCGAACAACGATCCCACGCTTCCCTATGCGAAGTACATTGTTCGCCTGAACAGCTCGACCGAAATTCAACCCCAGCCGGGCATCTAAGCCCTCAAGCAGCATTAGGAGGCTAAGATGGCCGCAGTTATTACACGCAGTAATCACCCCGACGCTCTTTGGCCGGGGGTTCTGGAATGGTTCGGTCTGGAATACGACGAATTTCCGGATATCTACCCGCAGATCTTTGACGAGATCGACGGTGAACTCGCCACCGAGCGTCTGATCGAGGCCACAGGCTTTGGTCTGGCCCAAACCAAGTCGGAAAGCGCCCCGATCGCTTATGACGCCGACAGCGAAGGCTATGCCACCCTGGCAACGCCGACGGTGCTGGCCCTGGGTTATCAGGTGACCCGTGAAGAGCTTGAAGACAACCTCTATACGGAAGTCTCCATGCCCCGTGCCGAGAGCCTTGCGTTCTCCATGCACACCACGATCGAACTGACCCACGCCAACGTGTTCATCAACGGGTTCTCCAGCTCGTATGTCTACGGCGACGGTCAGCCGCTCTTCTCGGCCAACCACCCTACCAAGTCGGGTCCGCAGTCCAACCTTCCGACCGTGAACGCGGACTTCTCGGAAGCTTCGCTGGAAGACATGATCAAGCGGATCTATCTGGCTCAGAACTCCCGTGGCTTGCAGATTTCGCTCCGTCCCCGGAAGCTCCAGGTTTCCGCCGCTGACATGTTCAACGCGACCCGCGTTCTGGAAAGCCAGCTTCGGACCTCGACCGCGAACAACGATATCAATGCCATCAAGCAGATGGGCCTGATCCCGGAAGGCGCGATCGTCAACCCGTACCTTGGCGTTGAAGCCACGCAAGCCTGGTTCCTTCTGACCTCGACCAAGAAGAACAAGGGTCTGGTCTCCATCTGGCGTCGTTATCCGGAACTTGAGAAGGACAACGACTTTGACACCGAAAACCTGAAGGCCAAGACCACGGCCCGTTTCGTGGCTTCAGTGGCCGACTGGAGAAGCGTGTACGGAACGCCGGGCTTCTGATCAGGCGCAAAGGGGTGAGCCATGCGGTGCGCGACCGTCAATACTTGGCGTTCAGGCAACGCATGGTTTACCTGTGACCGCTGCTCCCAGCGGTGGCGTCGGGGGGACATGCTGACAGAGTGGACGAACCTCAGGGTCTGTCCCGTCTGCATTGATCCCCGTCCGCCTCAGATGATGCCTCCGAACGTCTATCCGGAAGGCATTCCGTTCTTCGATGCGAGGCCACCTCAGGACAATCCTGACAGGCTTTCGGACGATACCTATCTGCATCCGGCAACGGGCGGAATTTTTGCTCCCAATGGTGGGCCTCCGCTGATGCCCAATGGGCAGACGCTTCCGATCGGTGCCTTGTCTCCGAAGGAATTTATCGAAGATCCGATCCCCTACGTGGAATTTCAGTTCATCGATGACAACGATGAGCCGGTCATTGCAGATGATGGGGGGCTGTTTGATGTGGGTCCGGTAAGCCCGCCCCCGCCTCTGCCGCCTATCCCGACCCTTCCCGGCCAGACAGTCCCGACTGGGGCAAATGTCATCCAGGATGATATCACCTTCAAGACCGGGGTCATTCCCGCCCCGACTGTCCCTGGAGCCGGTTAATGCCCAAGATCCGCCAGTACCCCCAGGTCTTTATTCCGGATGCGACCGACGCCTTCATAATCGACCGTTTGGGCGAGGGCACGTTCTATATCGAGTATAGCAACCTCACGATCGGTGGCGGCGGTGGAACCGTAACGTCGGTAAATGCCAGTGGTGGGACAACGGGGCTTACCTTCACGGGTGGGCCGATCACGACCAATGGCACCCTGACCCTTGGCGGAACGCTCGCCATTGCCAATGGCGGCACCGGCACCGCAACGCCTTCACTGGTGGCGGGAACCAATGTCTCCATTTCCGGAACATGGCCGAACCAGACAATCAATGCCACGGGCGGTGGCGGTGGGTCCGGAACCGTGACCTCGGTGGATGTTTCCGGGGGAACAACGGGCCTCACCTTTACGGGTGGCCCAGTCACTACCTCCGGGACCATCACCGCTGGGGGCACCCTTGCGGTTGCCAACGGGGGAACGGGCACCGCAACTCCCTCTTTGGTACCGGGCACCAATGTCACGATCACGGGTTCATGGCCAAACCAGACCATCAACGCTTCTGGCGGCGGCGGGTCGTCCATCAACGTGCAGCAAGCCGGGTCCACGGTTGTCACCGGGCTCACCACGCTGAACTTTCAGCAGGGTGCGGTTGTCACCGGAAGCGGCACGACTGCCAACATTTCGATCTACAATGCCGTTGCCACATTGGTGCCGCCTCCGGTGCGGGGATATTCCTATGTCTCCGGATCTTCCAACAGCTTCAACGTACCTTTCCCCGCCGGAACGGTCGCGGGTGATTTTGCAATCCTGAACGGTGCGGGCGGCTATGGACCCTCTGGTCCGCCATCCGGATGGACTTCCCTGAACAGTGCGGGCGCTTCCGGTATTCAGGGCGCGACCTTCAGCAAGACGCTGACCTCGGGCGATATTGCGACCGGGTATGTGACGGTGGCCTTCAACAATTCTTATAACGCCATCTGCCAGATGGTGACGTTTCAGGGTGCTGCAACCGTCCGCGACACCCAAGGCAATGCCGATGGCAGCACCACGCTTACCAGTGCGAACACGGTTCAGGTCAATGACCTCGGGGTGCATTTTGCCACGGTCCGATCCGGCAACATCACTTCGGTCACGCCCGGAACGCTTCAGCAGACCAACACTTTCGCAGACATCAAGGCGGCGATCTACACCGCCACGGTCGGCACGGCGGGCGCTCAGTCGATCGCCTACAATGTGTCGGGCGACTATTACATCTGCTCGGTGTTCGTGGACAACGTGGCCGGGGCCAACATGGTTACCGGAGAAACGACCACGATTGCCGGTGGAGCACCGTTGATCGCGGCTCAAGAGGGTTATCGCTATTACGACAGCGCCAATTCCTACGCGCCATACATTTACGACAATGGCGGCTGGCAACAGGTTGGGCCACTGCCGAGCATTCCAGCACTGGCCAATGTGCCGGTTGCCTCTACCTTCACCTATACGCTGGGGTCGCCAACGAGCAAGACGACCCAAGCGGGAGTGGGTGTGCTGTTCGACAGCGGCACTTTCGGCAACAGCGACAACATCACTGGGTACGGCGTTTCAGTACCGGGTTCCACGCCCTACACATTCACCCTGGGAATGAGTTCTCCACTCATTCAACAGGCAAATATGATTGCGGGATTGTTCCTGACCGACGGGACAAAAGTTGTAACCATAGGCAATGCTGCGCAAGGCACTGGTGGTGTAAAGATCGACTATTGGGCGAACAACACGACCTATAACGGTCAACCATTCTGGCAGACCGGACAAATGTATCCGTTTTTCCGTGTTACAAATAACGGAACAAATCTGACTTACTCATATTCGCTTAATGGGTATTCATGGCTGGCGTTTTATCAGGAGTCCATAACGGCATATCTTGGCACAATTACAGCCGTGGGCTTCTGCATTAACAACACATATACAAGCGGCCAAGCGCCGCCTTCTGGAACCCATGGACAGGCAACGATTTTCTATTGGGCGCAATCTTAAGGGAAACCAATGCCTCAGTTTCGCCAGTACCCACAAGCCACCAGCCTGATCGCTACCGATGCGTTTGTCATCGACCGCTTGGGTCAGGGCACCATGTATGCAGAATATTCCACCATCTCCAGCGGGAGCGCCCTGACAGT